CATTTAGATTATGGCGAAAGAAAGCTGAAGAGGGTGTTGAACCTTATAAATCTTTTTGGTTACAGGTAAATCAAGCAGAGGGTACTGCAATTATCAGAAGAATGGCTCGAATCGAACAAGCAGGTAAAGACGGCAATTGGCAAGCAGACGCATGGGTATTAGAAAGAAAATACCCCGATAAATTTGGTAGGAAAGAAAAATTACAATTACAAGGCGACCCTAATGCACCAGTAGAAATAGAATTAAACTGGGCAGACGGTAAAAAACTAGATCGAGAAAATGAAATTGTTGTAGATTTAGATAATTTACAAGAAGAAGAATAATGGACAAAGAAACATGGATAATTGTTGACGGTCATAGAGTTCATATATCATGGTTACCAGAGAAAGAGGAAGAAGAATAATGCCAATTTTTGATGAAATTGTACTTGATGACCTAGAAGATGAGCTAAATATACACGAAAATAGCGACTATAAAAAAGAATTAAGAATGGCTAATGACCCTATTGATGAAGAAGTATTAAAAAAGCCAGTTGATCTAAGAATATTAAGTCTAGGTGCAGGTGTTCAATCGTCTACATTATTGATGAAGATATACAATGGTGTAATAAAACCAGTAGATTATGCAATATTTGCAGATACAGGTAATGAGCCACAAGAGGTTTACGATTGGTTTGAGTTTATTACAGATAAAGTAAAAGATAAGATAAAAATTTTAATAGTAAATAATGATCGAAATACTGGCGATATAACAAAAGATTTATTAAGTTCAGAGGGTTTCCATGCGTCTATACCTGTTCATGTAAAAAATGCTAGTGGTAAAAAAGGTATGACTCTAAGAACATGTACAGATAGATACAAGATTCAACCAATAAATAAAAAGATAAGAGAGATACTAGATGTAAAAACATTAAGAGGTCAATTGGTTGAAATAGTTATGGGTATATCTTTAGATGAAATACAGAGGGTTAAAAGACCACCAAACAAATGGGCAATAAACACATACCCATTAATTGAGCAAAGAATAACAAGAGAAATGTGCCTAGATTACTTTAAAGAATTAGGTTTACCACAACCACCAAAGTCTGCCTGTATAATATGCCCTTATCATGACAATACAGAATGGTTAAGAATAAAAGAAAATAACCCAAAAGAATTTGAATCAGCAATAGAATTTGATAAACAACTCAGAGAAAAAAAAGATAGTACATTTGTATCTAAGTTAGACGGTGAATTGTATTTACACCCTAAATTAATTCCTTTAGATCAAGTAAATTTAAAAGAACGCAAAGATTACCAATTTAGTCTTTTTGATGATGAGTGCGACGGTTACTGCGGTGTGTAATGGAAACTGAATTAAAAGACATAGGGTATAACAAGAAATTTGTTGTAACCTTACCAGAACTACATGACGGTCAAAAGCAAGTTGCTCAATCTAATTCAAGGTTTAAGGTCTTATCAGCAGGTCGTAGGTGGGGTAAAACAAGACTTGGTGTTTGGTTATGTTTAGAAAAAGCATGGACTGGTGGTAGAGCTTGGTGGATTGCACCAACATACGCAATGGCATTAGAGGGTTGGAAAGATTTAAGAAATATTGGCATTGAATATGGAACGATTGTTAAAGAATCAGAAAAAACAATAATTACGCCAACAGGTGGCATGGTATCGATTCGATCTTCGGACAATCCAGATAGATTAAGAGGTGCAGGGCTTGACTTCGTTGTATTAGATGAGTGTGCATTTATGAAACCAAATGTATGGGCAGAGGTTATAAGACCAACATTAACTGAAAGACAGGGTGGTGCATTATTTATTTCAACCCCTAAAGGTTTTAATTGGTTTGAAGATATATACAATAAAGCAGATAGACTACCCGACTGGGAAAGGTGGCAGTTGCCAACACATACAAACCCATTTGTACCAGTTTCAGAGTTAGATATTGCAAAAGAAGAAATAGGTAGTTATTTATATTCACAAGAATACGAGGCAAAGTTTGTAGAGTTTTCTGGTGGGATATTTAAAGAAGATTGGATTAAAACTGCTAAAAGAGATGTGGTAACAATCATGAATAACAATGGTTACTACGAAGAAAAAATCGAATGGACAATAGGCGAAGAAAAAGTATTAGATAGTGATTTATTAAAATATGCAACAGTCGATCTTGCAACATCTACAAAAGAAACTGCTGATTACACAGTTATTGCTTGTTTAGGTAAAACACCTAGTAATAAATTAATTCTTTTAGATATGGTAAGGCAAAGACTTGAGGGGCCGGACATAATACCAAAGATAAAACAAAAGATACAAGAACACGATTTACAATATGTTGGTATAGAAAGAGCAGGGTATCAGTTATCTATGATTCAGATTGCAAGAAGAGAGGGGCTGATTGTAAAAGAATTGAAACCAGATAAAGATAAAGTAAACAGAGCTTTACCTCTATCAGCTTTCATGGAAGGTGGATCAATGTTTTTCAATCAAGCAATTACCGACTATGATGATTTAAAAAGAGAATTATTGCAATTTCCAGATGGTGAACATGATGATATGGTAGACGCACTTGCTTATGGTGTATTGGAAATTAAAAATAAAAATAGATATATAGCTTATTAGCTTGTAAATATTTATGTATTATGGTAGTGAGTAGATTTGGCTCAACGCAAGATAGTTTTTAGGTGCGTTTCTATCTTGCCGAGGGCCATTATGAAAGGTTAAATTTTGGCAGAACGAAGATCAATTAGAGAAGTTTTATTTGGCAATACAACTTATACAAATGAGAATCAAAAAAGATATGGAATAAACTTCTTCAGAGAAGACCCAGTTACGCCTAGCAGTTATGTTCTTGGTTACAATACATTTGCAGGCAATACAGATTTAAGAGATTTAGGAAATGGACAATCAAACAGTGCGGTAACTGCTTGTCTTCAAGTATTAGGTACATCTTTTTCAGAAGCAAACTTAATTGTAAAATCGTATCAAGAAGACGGCGAAGAGGCCATTATTCATAACCACCCATTGTCAATTTTAATGGATAGACCAAACCCTTATATGAGCGGTGAGGTATTACAGGCATATATAATTAATGCTTTACATGTATTCGGCGACGCATATTTATTAAAAGAAAAAAACAATGTTGGTCAAGTTGTTGCATTATATCCGCTTATTCCAGATCGAGTAACACCAAAAGGAACTGATACGCAGTTAATTACACAATATATTTATGAAATGGAAAATACCAATGAAGTATTAAATCCAGATGAGGTAATACACTTTAGATTAGGTTTAGACCCTACAAACCACAAGAAAGGTTATTCGCCATTAAAAACTGTTCTTCGTGAAATATTTGGCGATGAGTCAGCAGGTCAATTATCAAGTGCTTTGTTAAGTAACTCTGGTGTGCCAAGTGTAATTATTAGCCCTAGAGAAGATTTTGGAATTTCTGCTGAAGAGTCGGATCAGATAAGTAGAACATATCAACAAAAGGTTGGTGGTGCAAAAAGAGGACAACCTCTAGTTCTAAGTGGCTCAATGCAAGTAGAAAAAATGTCATTTAGCCCTAGTGAATTAGATATAGGAACATTAAGAAGAATACCAGAAGAAAGGGTATCAGCAGTTCTTGGTGTACCTGCAATCTTGGCTGGTCTTGGTGCAGGGTTAGAAAGAGCAACATATTCTAATGCACAACAATTAAGAGAATTTTTTACAGAGAATAAATTAATACCATTATGGCGTATGGTAAGTACAGAATTGACATATCAGTTACTACAAAAAGATTATGAGAGTAATGCAATTCTAAAAGCTGAATATGATTTTTCAAATGTTCGATCATTACAAGCCGATGAAGAAAACTTATATAAAAGATTAAATGTCGGTGTTAAAGGTGGTTGGATTTCTGTTGCAGAAGCAAGACAACAGGTAGGTTTACCAACAACAGATGAACAAGATATTTATTATGTACCTGCAAATGTTGTACCAACAGAGGCAAATGTTTTAAATGAAGTAGAGCCAAAAATAGAAGAAGAACAACTTGAGACACAGGAAGATGTAGATGATGAGTTTGAAGAATCAGCATACATTATTGATGAAACCAAAATAATAAAACAAGAAGACGGTGAGTTTTGTGTCTATAACGAACAGGGTACAAGAAGTTTTGGTTGTTACCCTACAAGAAAATTAGCAGAGGCACGATTGGCTCAAATACACATGTTCGGTGAATCACAATACGAAGAGATAGATGTAAAAGAAGAAGTTGGCATGGATAAATTTACAACAATAGAAGAGGCACAAGAAAGAGCCGAAGAACTAGGTTGTAATGGAACACATACCCATGATGAAGACGGTAACCTTATTTATATGCCATGTTCTACACATGCAGAATACGAAAGAAGATTAGCAGAACAAAATGGCGACTCTTAGTCAAATATCAGTAGGCGATACTGTAAGTTGGTCTATTGATAAAACACCCGACCCACCAAGTACTGTTCATGGTGTTATTACCTCAATTAATTCAGAAGAAGAAACTGCAAATATGCGTGTGTGGGCAATCATGGAAGACGGAACGCATGAAATAACTGATAGGACAGTTACACAACCAGTTTCTAAATTAAGAATAATAAAAGATTTTAGAGAAGAAAAGCAAACTGTATCTGCAAGAGTTGAACAAGTCTTGCGTGATAAGGTTGAGGCTCATAATGAAAAAGACCCTACATATAGGGCAACACTTAGAATGCTTGAGGCAGTATTTAGAAGAGGTATTGGTGCATATAGAACTAATCCTAGTTCAGTTAGAGGCAATGTAAGAAGTGCAGACCAATGGGCATACGCAAGAGTTAATGCATTTTTAACTGGTTTAAGAACTGGTAAATTTCCAAGAAAGCCATTTGATCAAGATTTACTACCTAGAAACCACCCATTAAGTAGCAAGAAAGAATATAAAGGGCCTTATGATGATTTAGATTTTACAATTCCACAGGGTGCAAAAGATGAGGCAAGAAAAGCATTAGAGTGGGTTTCTGAATTTAACAGAGGTGGTACATCTGTTGGTAGAGGTACTGCAAGATATTTAATTAATAATTCAAAGGCAAGTCCAGATAAGGTAAGACAAATTGCAAGATATTTTCCAAGACATGAGGTAGATAAAAGAGCTGAGGGTTATAGACCCGGTGAAGACGGTTACCCAAGTAATGGTCGTATTGCATGGGCTTTATGGGGTGGTAATGCAGGTCAATCATGGTCTAATAAATTGGTTAGAGGTATGAATGCAAGAGATGATAAGGCAAATTCTGCTTATGAGTTAATAATTAGAAAATCAAGATTAAAGCAAATAGATAAAGAAGAAAGATTAAAAAGATTTGAAGATAAAGAAATAAAAGATATTATCTGGAAGAATTATGATCGATTGCTTAATAATTGGGATATTACCTTAGGTGTAGAATATTTTAAATTGTTAAAAGACCAAGATAGGTACATAAATGAATTTATAAAGACTAACAGTTTATTGGTTACCGGTAATTTGGCAATTTTAAATAATCTTATAGACAACCAAACAAAAAGGTGGGCGGCAGACCTATATGATTTATATATTTCCATGACAACAGATTTTGGTTTCAACCAAATAGAAATATTGTTACCAGAAGAATTTAAGTTTACAGAGGCAGAACTAGAACAAATTGAAAGACAAAGAAGAAGAAAACCAAGAGCAGAGGTAGTTGCAGAAGGCTTTTATCCATTGAGAGGTAGAAGAGGTGTGCAAATACCTCTACAAGAATTTAGAAGAAACAGACAAGCAATTGATTTTGTTGATAATAGATTAAACCAAGTATTGCCAGGTCTTGCAGAGACAACAAAGACAAGATTAAATAGAGACCTTAGAAGATCATTAACTGAGGCAACTAATTTAGGTCTTAGAGGTAAAGATTTAGAAGATTATATTGCAAATGGTATATCTGATTCATTAGGTAAAAAAAGATTAGGAAGAGCTAGTACAATAGCAAGAACAGAGGGTCTTGCATTATCACAATTTGGTCAAGATTTAGCAGTAAGTCAAACTGGTCTTACCTTAGAAAAAGAGTGGGTTGCACAAAGAGATGGTGTCGTAAGAGATTCACATAGGTTGGCAGACGGACAAAGAGTTCAAAAAAATGGATTTTTTAATGTAGGTGGCTATAATATGAAGTATCCGGCAGATAGTTCTGGTGGTGCGCCCGGCAAAGAAATAATTAATTGTCGGTGCAGTTTAATCTATCATGAGGTGTTATGAGTAAAAGTAAAGAATTTAAAAATATTAACCCGATACTTGACTTTGATGTAGAGGGAAAAGTAGAAGCAGTTTTTTCTGTATTTAATACAGTTGATTCCGACGGCGATGTCGTGTTACCAGATTCGATCAAAAGTGGATTTGGCGAAAAAGGTGTTGCAATGGTTTGGGGTCATGACTGGAAAGATGTTATTGGTAGAGGTGAAATAGTGACCGATAACGATAAAGCAGTATTTAAAGGTGAATTTATCATGGACACCGAAAGAGGCCGAGAGGCATACAATACTGTAAAAGCAATGGGTGATTTACAACAATGGTCTTTTGGCTATGAAGTAGTAGATTCAGAAAAAGGTGCATTTCAAAAAGACGGATTTGAAACACAAGATGTTAGATATTTAAAAGAATTAAGAGTATGGGAAGTTTCACCAGTTCTTGTAGGTGCTAATCAAGATACATACACATTAGCAGTAAAAGAAGATCAAGAGACTGAAAAAGAAACCAAAGATACTGGAAAAAGATTTACTGAAGAAGTAGAAGAGGCCCTAAGTGCCTTAGTTTCAGTAACACAAAGGGCAAAGGAGCTAACTGCCTTACGCCTACAAAAAGAAAAAAAGCTATCAGAACAGGCCTATAAGGCACTTTCTTCATTAGCAGATGAAATACAGGACATCTATAACGATATAGATACAATGTTAGAAACTGCGAACCCTCAACAAAATATGGAAGAGGACAATGAAGTAGAGGTTACTGATACTATCGCAGAGACAATACGATTATTGACTGAAACAGTCGATATATAAGAAAGAAGTAGATATGTCAGAAATTAAAAACATGGAACAAGAACTTCTTGAACTTAGAGAAAATACATTAAAAGAGTTTACTGATGTTGATCCAAAGAATATGGACGCACAAAAGCTCGAAGAATGGACCAATCGTAATGAAAGAATGTCTGAACTAGTTGAAGACATCAAAGTTGCCAAAAAATTCCAAAGTGAAAAAGAGGCAATGGAAAAAGGCGTTGAAGAAAGCCAAAAGGTAGAATCAAAAGGCATTCATACAGAAGCCCCAGAAGCTCCTAAAGGTTTAGGCGATTCTTTACTAGAATCAAAAGCTTACAACGCGTTCATGGACGAGGGACAAAAAGGTATTTCCTCAGAGTTGAAGTTTGATCCAAGATATGAGTTTAAAACAACTCTTACAGAAACTGGATATCCACCTGCAGTAACACGATCAGATTTGATTGTGCCTTCTGCACAAAGAGATCCACAAAATGTTCTTGACTTAATTGATACAATCACAACTGATTCTTACCAATACAAGTACTTAGAAGAAACCACATTTACAAATAATGCAGCAGCAACTGCTGAAGGTTCTGCTCTTGGTGAGAGTGCATTAGCATTCACAGAGAGAACAGAAGACATTAAGAAAATTGGTGGATTCTTACCTGTAACAGAAGAATTGCTTGCAGATGTAGCAACAGTACAAGGGTATATAGATTCAAGACTAAGAACAATGGTTAATCTTGCATTAACAGACCAGATTATGGCTGGCTCTGGATCAGGTGCAAACCTAACTGGTATTCTTAATAAATCTGGAATCAACACATTTGACTTCTCTAGTTTCTCTGGAAACTTAAAGAGAATCGGACAAATTTATGAAGCTATCACAGAAATACAAAAAGATAGTTTCTTACAACCGGACGCAATCATTATGCACCCAAGTGATTGGTACCAAGTTGTAACAGAAGTTAATGCAGTAACAACAAGTGGTTCATTGAATCCATTATTTGTTGGTGCAGGTCAATTCGGTAATGGCGTAGTTCAATCATTATGGGGACTACCAGTTATTGCTGACACAACAAGACCAGCAGGTACTGCTGTTGTTGGTGTATTCGGCGGAGGACAAGCTATACACTTAGTCGCAAGACAAGGTATGGAAGTTGCAATGTCAGATTCACACGACGCAAACTTTACAAAAGATATTATGGTCATGAAAGCCAAAGTAAGAGTAGGTCTTCCGATCTATCGTGCAACAGCTTTCTGTTCCATTACAAATATCTAATAAATATGGTTTTATCGCACTCGTCTTTCGAGTCGGGTGCGATAGATCAAAGAAAGGCAAAAATGAAATTAGCAAAAGATGTTTACATAAATGATGAAGGCATTGTAAAAGAATCTGCCAAAGGTCTTCCTACTGGTTGGGCAAAAGGTAAATTACTTGGTCGTAAAGGACAAGAAATATCCGATGCACAAGCTAAAGAGTGGGGAATTGGTAAAAAGGCTAAAGCACCTGCTGAGAATAAATCTAAGTAGGTAATAAATGGCTCACGACCAATATGTAGATAAAGACGATTTAAAAACCTACATCGGCATTAGTGGTAGTGGGCAAGACACAAATATCGATAATGCCATAAACGCAGCTTGTAGGCAGATAGATAAAGTTTGTGGCAGATATTTTTTTCAAGACGCAACTGCAAATGCAAAAACCTTTACCCCTATATCTAATATATATTTAGAAGTTCCAGATATTTCAACAACAACTGGATTGATTGTAAAGGTTGATGAAAATGATGACGGCACACATGAAAGAACACTTACATTAAATACAGATTTTATACTAAAACCAACCAACCCTAAATTAATAGCAGACGCAGGTGGTACTAGTTATTATGAGCCATACGGCGAGATAAGAATATTAAATACAAGAAGTTCTGAAAGGTTTGATCCAAGCATTATTAATAATGTACAAGTTACTGCAAAATTTGGTTTTTCAAGAGTTCCAGACGCAATAAAACAAGCCGCATTGATTCAATCATTAAGATTATTTAAAAGAAAGGACACACCATTTAATGTGTTTGGTAATGATGAAACAGGAACTATTGAATTATTTAATAAAATGGACCCGGACGCAAAAGAATTATTAAAAGGTTATCGTAGACAAAATTTGGTCGGAAATATTCTTTAATGGCCGATACCAAGTTTGAAATAAAAGGGGTAGAAAAATTAAAAGATCGACTTGATTATGCCAATATGTCTGCAAAACCTATAAGAAACCTAATGAGACAACAAGGGCAGATAATTAGAAAACAAGCACAAAAAGAAACACCAAAATTTAGTGGTAGTTTGTCTAGGTCTATTCATGTACAAAGAATCCAAACAAGAGGTAGATTACCTCAATCAGTAAAAATTTATTCTTCAAGAAGTTATGCAAAGTATGTTCATGGTGATGAGAAGATAAGTGGTAAATTAAAACTTACAAAACCATATACAAGATCAAAGCCTCACTACCCACCTATTAAAAAATTAAAACCATGGGCGCAAGCAAAAGGTTTAAACCCATACGCAGTACAGAGATCGATAGGCAAAAAAGGAACACCTCTCGTGCCGTTCTTTCTTATTGCAGAAAAAAAGACTAGGATTAAAAGAAATGCAGTTACAAGAAATACTGCAAAAGAAATAGAAAGAGAATTTAAAAAAGGTAGGATAAGTGGCTAGTTTAACTTCAATAAGAAATGGTATAGGAACTAACTTAGGTAATATATCTTCATTAATGGTATCTAATTTTGTACCAGATTTTGTAGAGCCACCAATAGCAGTTGTTGGTGTTGTTGAAACAATTGAATATGATACTACAATACAAAGAGGTGCAGATAAATATGAAATACCAGTATTTGTTTATGTATCAAGAGTAGACGCACAAGATAGTCAAGAAACATTAGACGGATATTTAGCAAGTACAGGGTCAAGTTCTGTAAAGGCACAAATAGAATCTGATGTAACTTTAGGTGGTGCGGCCAATTCTTGTAGAGTAATTGAAGCAAAAGAGGTTGGCGTGTATACTGTCAATAGCATAGATTATTTAGGTGCTGAATTTTTAGTAGAGGTAATTGCATAATGTTTGAAGTAAAAATAGGATTCGATCATAAAGATAAGAGGTACGAAATAGGCGACCTCATACAAAAGGACGGCTTTTCTAATAAGACTTGGAAAGAATTAAAAGATATGGGTGTTATTGCAAAAGCAGACCTTAATGAAAATTTAAAAAGAGCTAGAAATGACAAAGGACATTATATAGCAGATGATCCAAACACACCAGAAAACGAAGCTTGGTTTGAAGAAAAGGAAGAAGAATAATGGGTTATGGAAGAAGTTACGGCTCTGGTAGTGGTACTAGAAGACGCAGAAGAAGAAGAGGCGGAGGTAAAAAGTAATGGATTGTTGTGGTCAAGGTTGTTGCGGAGGTAAATAATGGCATTTGTACATGGTAAAGATTCGGTTATTTTATTAAATCAACACAATTTAAGTCAATATTTTAATAATGTAGATTTTAACAGAACTGCTGATATTGCAGAAACAACTGCATTTGGTAATGACGATAAGAATTATATTGCAGGCGATAAAGACGGTACTGTTAGTTTAACTGGTATGTTTGACACAACTGCTGACGCTATATTACAACCACTTTTAGGGTCTTCAACAGATACAAGTGTTTGTATTGGTGCAGACGGTATCACAGACGGAAAAAGTATATTTTTTGGAATTGGACCAATAACTGGGTATGGACAATCAAGCCCTGTTGGTGATGTAGTTGCAACAAGTTTCGATCTACAAGCAAATGCAGGTTTATTTAATGGATTAGTATTAGACAATGCAACAATAACTGCAACAGGTAATTCAACTGCTACTGATAATTCTTCAAGTACAGCAAATGGTGGTGCAGGTATAGCAGTTGTTACATCTGTATCTGGTACATCAACACCAACTGCAACAATAAAAATACAACATAGTTCTGATGATTCAACCTATGTTGATTTAGTAACTTTTACAAATTTCACTGCCGTAGGATCACAAGTAAGTGAGGTTGCGAGTGGAACAACTATAAATAGGTATCTAAGAGTCAATTATACAATAAGTGGAACTAACCCTAGTTTTGCATGTGTTGTTGGCTTTGGAAGAGTAGGATAGGAGACAAAATATGGCATTTGTACATGGTAAAGATAGTGTATTCAAACTTGATAATTCAGGTGGATCACTTACTGATATAAGCACTTATGTAAATACTGTGGACTTTCCAGAAACAGCAGATGTAGCTGAAACAACAACTCTAGGTGCAGATAATAAAACCTATATTGCAGGTTTGAAAGACGCAACCATTTCTCTTGGTGGAGTATGGGACGCAACTGCAGACGCAATATTTGGTGCAGTAGTCGGTCAAGCCGCTACCTTATCATTTGAATATTCACCAGAAGGCACTGCCTCTGGAAAAATCAAATATACAGGCGAGTGCATAATGACAAACTATGCTATATCTTCACCTGTAGGAGATGTTGTTGCATTTAGCTCTGATTTGCAAGTATCTGGTGCAGTTACACGCGGAACACACTAGTATTAAATTATGAGTAGTAAAAAACGACTTACGCTAGAAGATTTAGCTAGTTTACCAACAGTACCCACTGAAGAAATATTTATTGATGAGTGGGATAAAACAATATTGGTACAAGGTATTTCAAAAGCAACACAAATAAAACTAGGTCGGCTTGTCAACGCAGAAGACACAGACGCATTCGATTACCAAAGAGAATTGCTTAAGGTTAGTGTTGTCGAGCCAAAATTAGATGATGACGCAATAAATATGCTCTATGAAAAAGATTCAACAATAGTAGATAAGATATTTCTTGCATTAAATAATCTAAATGGTATTGGAGGTACAGGCGACTTAGCCGACCAGTTTTGAAAACGATTCTGAATTAGCCTTTGATTTTAAGCTAGCTCGTGATCTAGGTTTAACTGTTGGTGAACTAAGGCAGAAGATGTCTGTGCTAGAATATCAGCAGTGGATAGGTTTTTACCTATACGAGAAAAAACGCAGAGATTACCAAATAGCAATGCAAGAGGCAGAGATGAATAAACAAAGGTCTAAAAGATAATGGCAGTAGCAGATATATTTATTCGTATTGTTACTAAAGGTGCCGAATTAGCCAATAAGCAGATGTCTAATCTTGGTGGTACTACCAAGAAATTAGCGGGTATTGTAAAAGGTGCAGGAATTGCTTTTGCAGGTGGTCTTGCAGTCGGTATTACAAAAGCCACTAGAGAATTTATAGAATTTGAAGACGCATTAAACCAATCTCTTGCAATCATGAACACAACGGTTGCACAACAAGAGAAGATGACACAAGCCGCTAGAGATGTTGCAACCTCTACAAGAATATCAGCAACAGAATCAGCAGAATCTTTCTTTTTCTTAGCGTCAGCAGGTTTAGACGCAGAACAATCTATTGCAGCTTTACCACAGGTTGCTAAGTTTGCACAAGCAGGTATGTTTGATATGTCGTTAGCTACTGATTTAGCCACAGACGCACAATCTGCATTAGGTTTAACTGTAAATGACGCCAAACAAAACCTAGAGAATTTAACAAGAGTTACAGATGTTCTTGTTAAGGCAAATACACTAGCAAACGCAAGTGTTCAACAGTTCTCAGAAGCATTAACTACCAAGGCAGGTGCGGCATTAAAGGTTGTTAATAAAGATATAGAAGAGGGTGTTGCAGTATTGGCTGCATTTGCAGATCGAGGTGTAAAAGGTGCTGAGGCAGGCGATAAATTAAATCAAGTTCTTAGAGATATACCAAGAGCAACTGCAAAGAATAGTGAAGAATTTGCAGCTTTAGGTTTATCTATGTTTGATACAGAAGGCAATATGAAAAATGTTGCAGATATTATCGAAGAATTAGATAGAGTACTTGGCCCTATGTCTGATGAGATGAAAGCGGCTACTTTAGATCAATTAGGTTTAAATCGTGGTGTTGCAGACGCAGTAAAGATTTTAAGTGGTGCGGGGGATCAAATAAGAGAATATGAGGCTGCGTTAAGAAGTTCTGGTGGTGCAACGCAAGAAGTTGCAGATAAACAAATAGATTCATTACAAGGTCAAGCAGATATATTAAGAGATAGGTTTGCAGTATTAGGTGCAACCATTGTAGAAGAATTTGAACCTGCTATTAGAGGTGCAATAGAGGGTACATCAGATTTTGTGGAATCCATGACAAATAGTTTACCAGAGGTCAAAGCATATTTTAAAGTGCTTAAAGAAAACACAGATACCTATGGTTTGTTTGGTGGTGTTGTAAGATTTGCAGTTAAAGGTAACCAAGAAATAGCATTTGAATTATCTAAAGTGGCTGAAAGACATAAGACAGCAGCAGATTTTGTTGAAAGAAACAGAAGAAGAAATCAAGAATATGCAGAAGAATTAAAGATTGCCAACATTCAACAAATAGACGCAAGTAGAAATACAGAACGATACGCAATGGAACAAGACATGTTAGCAAGTTCATTAGGTCAAACAACAAACCAGATAGAAGACCAAGCTGATTCTGTAAATGAATTATCAAAAGAAATGGTAGATAATCAATTTAATGCGATTATGGCCATGATAGACGCAGAAGAGGCCTACAACGACATTATAAAAGATAATGAAAAATTACTTAATAGGCGTAAAGAAAGAGAACAAGACAAAGCAGAGGCACAAAAAAGACTTACTGATGCAACCGATAAGGTTAAATTTTTAGAGGAAGAACTTATAAAAGCTAGAGAAGAGGCAACAAAGGTTACAGATGAAGAAAAACTAGCAATATTAAGACAAGAAGAGGCAGTAAGAAGATTAAATGATGTAGAAGATAAATCAGAGTTACAGAAACAAGAATTAATTGTTGCACAAAAAAGATTAAATGAACTTAAAAAAGAATCAGTAGGTGATGACCAAAATGTAATTAAGGTCATGAGAGAATTAGAATCAGCACGATCAGAAGAACAAAGAGCCTTAGATGATTTACAAGAATCTCAAGACAGATTAAATGACGCAACAAAAGAATATAATGACGCAACTGCAAAGACACCTGCAAACCTTATGAGAATTGCAGAGGCAAAAAGAAAATTAGATGACGCAATTTCTGATGTAAAGGCATTTGATAATTTAAGAGGTGCTTTAAATTCTATTGCAGAAAGCACAGGTGAAACATTAAGTAAAATTTATTCTGATATAAGACGAGTAATGGATATGAAACCACCTGTAGAAACTGTTAGCTCTAAACCACCACCAGTATTTGATACACCAAGTACTACCGCAACAGAAACATTGGCTAAAGATACAACCTCAATTGGTGGTAGAGGTGTAACAACCTTAATTAGTCTTAAAAATGAATTTAATATAAGTGGCGAAATCAACTCTGATGAGGTCGCATTAAAGGCAATAGAGGCTCAAAAAAGAGGCCTAAATGTTATCTTATGAGTGTTGCTTTTGATTCTAATGTTAATATTACGGTAGAAATTGCTTTTGATTCTAACCCATTTGATACAAGCCCTAGTTTTACCGATATATCTAGTTATGTAAGGTCATTTAATACCAGTAGAGGTCGTATAAATGAATTAGGACAATTTGGTGCAGGTAGAGCAACCATGATCTTATCAAATACAGACAATAGATTTAACCCTACAAACACAAGTTCACCTTATTATGATTCATCAGCAGGAAAAACAAAAATACAACCATTAAAAAGGGTAAAAGTGTCTGCTGTTTATGATTCAACAACATACAGAATATTCGAAGGCTTTTTAGATAAAATACCAGTTTCTTACCCTGCCAGTGGTAATGATTCAGTTGTAACAATAACTGCAAGCGACGCATTTAGAATATTTAGACAAGCTGATATTCAAGCAAAAGGTTTTAGATTAGGCCTGCCTGGATTTTCTGAAATTGGACAATCTACAAGGTTGTCTTTTTCACCTACAACAAATGAATTATCAAGCACAAGGGTTACAAATATACTTGACGCAATTGGTTGGCCTTCTGATCGACGAGATATAAATACTGGTACATTACAGGTTGGCAATCAAGCAGGTACAGATAATATATTAACTGCATTACAAGAATGCGAAACGGCAGAAAATGCACAATTCTTTGTAGCAAAAGACGGCGATGTAACATTTAGAAATAGAGATTATAGGCTATCAAATACAAAAGCAATTAATGTGCAAGCAACATTTAGTAATGACGGATCGAATTTACCTTATGCTGATGTTGGCGTTTCTTTTGATGATGAAGAAATTATAAACATTTATGAATGGTCAAAAGAGGGTGGTACAACACAATATACTGCAGACGCAGATTCAGTTTTAAATTATGGTGCTTTTCTTAGCCAAAAAACAACAATAAATGTATCGGACGCTAATGTTGCTTCTTTAATTCAACAAAAGGTGGCAGAAACATCACAACCACAAATAAGATTTGATAAATTGGTAGTAAATCCAAGACAAAATACGCTATTATGGAATCAAGCACTTGGTAGAGAGTTTGGCGACAGAATTAAGGTAAAGGTTGTCAATCCAGATAGTTCAAGTTTTGAAGATGAGGTATTAATTGAAAGTATACAACACAATGTCTCGGCACTTGCACAATCATGGACATGGACACTAACATTAAGCCCAGCAGGTTCTTCAGCATGGATTCTAGGACAAGCTAAACTAGGTGAGGGAACAAGATTTGCTTACGCATAGAAAGGTATAAAATTGGCAGGAGCAGGATTTAAAGTATACGCAACTGGTGATCTAATCACCGCAACAGAATTTAACACATACTTACAAGAACAAGTGATAATGGTATTCGCTGATTCAAGCGCACGCGATTCGGCCATATCAAGTCCAAGTGAGGGTATGTTTGCTTATTTAAAAGATACAAACGCCCTTATGTTTTACAATGGCTCAAGTTGGGCTAGTTTTATTGGCGAGGGCGACATAACAGGTGTAACAATTACAACCTCTGGTACATCTGGTTTATCTGGTGGTGCAACTGCTACCTCTGGTGCTTTTTCTTCAACATTGGTTATTTCACCAAATAGCGCAACATCAGCAACAGTAGCTTCGGCAGATATAGTTTTGATCGGCGACGCAGATGATAGTAATAATTTAAAAAAGACAACAGCAGGGGATATTGCCAATTTAGCAGGTGGTGTTTCTTTAGGATTAGTATTGGCTTTATCATAAGAAAGGAATAATTTATGGCAGATACATTACATTCAGTTCAAGGTGTTTTAGGTACATCAGCAGGCGATATTGTTGACGCAGTACCTAGTTCAACAACTGAAACTGTTATAGGTATTTTGGTTTCTAATGTTAGTGGAAGTAGCGCAGATGTAACTATCGATCTAAGTGTTACAAAATCTGGTGGATCATTGAGACACATTTTAAATGATGTTTCATTACCATTTGGAACTACAATAGAAATTACAACCAAGATCACTTTAGAAACTGGCGATAAACTACAAGGCTTGTGTTCAGCTGCCTCTAGTGCAGAATACAATGTATCATTTTTGCGACAAACCTAAAGGAGTAACTTATGGCTTACTTAGGTACGCAACCAAATGATGTAAAAAAGAATACAGGTTTATATACACCTAGTGAAATACTGCGTCTAACTAAAGATGGTAGTTGGGGTGGTAGCTTAGAACTTATTGCTGAGGAAACTATTAGTGGAACTGTATCTAGTGTTGATTTTACTTCTATACAAGAAAATAGATATGATATTCATTTTTTAACAATTCAACAACTAGAGGCTTCATCTGGTGGTAGCAATTATATAACTATTAGATTTTATGAAAGTGGAGTATTAGAAACTGCAACTGTTTATCAATTTGCAAATCAAATAGGAACTGCAAGTGGCTCATTTTCTGAAAGAAAAAGCACAGGATTAGCAAATATAGAATTAGGTGTTCAAACAAATGTTAGTGAAATAGCCAATAGTTATGCTTATTTTTATAATTTAGGAAACAGTAGCAAATATAGTTTTTGCACTTCACAGGGATTTGGGGAAGCATCTGTTCAAATGGGTTTTGGTGGTGGAGTTTTACCACAAGCAAGTGTTGTAGATGGAATACAAGTTGCACATCAATCATCTTTTGATACAGGAAACATAAAACTCTATGGAGTAAAACAGATATGAGTAACCTAAGATTAATTAATGAAACTGAAGTAACAAGTGGTGTATC